CGAATGGTTTACACATTTTAAGAGTGTGAACAACACGACATTGGCCCCAATGGAAGCGGATAAAATCGCGGTGATGTGGTCAAGGATATTCCAAAGCAAACGGATCCAAAAACCATGCAGTTGCAACCCAAAGGCATGGCAAACCATGATTAATGAGTTAACCCAGGTTTATGAAACTTACGAGAAACCTTTGTGATTGTTGCGATAACAATAAAGAATCAACCAAAGAATTGATAAACGAAACGGGGCCAATGATTGAACCCAACCAAATTTATATGTGTACAAAATGCAGAATACAATTTCAAGACCGAGCAAAATGGGGGCCATGGTTGACCGCAGTAAAACAACTGCAAAGCAATACGCCGTAATGATTTTACGCGATGATTACCATTACACATTCCGAGCAATTGGCGAACGGATGGGGGTATCGGAATCGGTGGCGTTTAGGTTATACGAAAAGGGAATAAACAATGAAAAAACATACAAAAACATATTTGAATTATTTTGGGTATGACCAACATGACTGGATTCCATGTGAAGTGCCAAACTGCGGGAAACAATGTATTGATGTTCACCACCTTATCCCCAGGTCACGCGGGGGCAAAGACAATATCGAAAACCTTATGGGATTGTGTCGGGATTGCCACCACGAAGTTCACTTTGGAACGAAATTAAAAAACGAATATCTAATCACAGTACACCAAATAAAAATGAACAAATGATAATAGAAATTAAAAAAATATCGGAATTGACACCCGCGCCGTACAACCCACGGGAATCAACGGAAAAGCAAGAATCACAGTTGAAACAATCACTCAAAAAATTTGGTGTGGTTGAACCAATTATTTACAACAAACAAACGGGGTACATAGTTGGTGGACATTTTCGAGTACGGGAATTGCAAAAATTAGGGTATACCGAAATTGAATGTGTTATTGTTGATTTATCGGAAGAAGATGAAAAGGAATTGAACATCAGATTAAACGCAAACACGGGGCAATGGGATTGGGATGAGTTAGCCAACAACTTTGAATTGGATGACCTAAACGACTGGGGGTTAGAAGTTCCAAACATGAAACACGAATTGGAAGCCGAAGAAGATGATTTTGAAATAAACGATGCAATCGAAACCGATATTGTATTGGGCGATTTGTTTGAGATAGGGGAACACCGATTGTTGTGTGGTGATTCAACGGATAGTGATGCGGTTGCAAGGTTAATGAATGGTGAGAAAGCGGACATGGCTCACAATGATCCACCATACGGGATGAAAAAAGAAAATGAGGGAGTGTTAAACGACAATTTGAACTATTCAGATTTGTTGGATTTTAACCGTGAATGGATTGATGTGCAGTTTATGAATCTTAAAGAAAACGGAAGTTGGTATTGTTGGGGTATAGATGAACCGCTTATGGATATTTATTCGGAGATATTAAAACCGTACATCGCAGAACAAAAAGCAACATTTAGGAATTTAATAACTTGGGATAAAGGAAATGGACAAGGGCAGAACTCAGAAAATACAAGAAGTTATGCAATCGCAGATGAAAAATGTTTATTTGCAATGATGGGGGTACAAGGGTTTAATAACAACGCGGATAATTATTTTAAGGGATGGGATTCGATTGTAAACTATTTAGAAAATGAAAAAAACAAAGCGAAATTTACAATAAAGGATTGCAAAAGATTGGCAGGGCATAGCGAAAAAAGTGGGTGTCATTGGTTTGATAAAAGCCAGTGGATGATGCCGACAAAACAAACCTATGATTTGTGGAGAAATTATTGCATAGAAAACAATATAGATGCCTTCAAAAAAGAATACGAAGAAATAAAAAAAGAGTACGAAATAATAAAAAAGGAGTACTATTCTACAAGGGCATATTTTAACAATACGCACGATAATTTTAACAATGTGTGGAAGTTTGACAGACATTTAAGAAATGGAAGCGAGGGAGGACATGCAACGCCAAAACCAATCCCATTGTGTGAGAGAGCAATTAAATCAAGTTGCCCCGATGGAGGTTTAGTTATGGATGTATTTCTTGGAAGCGGAAGTACAATGGTAGCATCACACCAACTTAAACGCAAATGTTACGGAATGGAATTAGACCCAAAGTATTGCCAAGTGATAATTGACCGAATGAAAAATTTAGACCCAACAATTAAAATTAAAAGAAACGGAGTGGAAATATGAAAGCATGGAGAGAAACCAACCGAACCACACCCATCGATAATGAATGGGTATTAATTGACACCACACAAGTTGCATACATTATGGAGGACCAATGGTATTTGGCCCACGATGATTCACCAATACATCAACCAATTTGGTGGATGCCCATCCCAATTTTACCAAACGATTGATTTGATAAAGATTTGAAATTATGCCAAACCCAGAAAACATAATTCCACCAAAGCCAGGTGAGGTAAGGAATCCCAACGGGAAACCCAAAGGCACAAAGAACCGAAGCACCATCGCACGGAAGTGGTTGGAGGTAATGCAAGACACAAAAAACCCCATCACGGGGGAATTGGAAAAACTATCCCAAGAAGATTTGATAACACTTGCAATGATACACAAGGCAAGGAAAGGTGATGTTGGTGCGTATAAACAATTGATGGATTCGGGATTTGGTATGCCCACCCAACAAATTGATGTCACCACGGAAAAACCAATCTTCAATGGTATTGATTTGGATGTGAAATAATGCTTCAAAGAACCACCGCCCAAACCAAGATTTCACAACTGCGAAAGCGGGTTAGAATCGTGCGCGGTGGAACATCCTCATCAAAAACATTCAGTATTATTCCCATGCTTATCACATACGCGGTGCAAAATCCAAAGTGTGAAATTAGCGTGGTATCGGAAACCATCCCGCATTTGCGAAGGGGTGCAATCCGTGACTTTCTTAAAATCATGGACATGGTTGGAATGTACGATGTAAACAAGTGGAACAAATCTTCACTCACATACACATTCTCAAACGATTCATACATTGAATTCTTTTCTGCGGATCAACCACAAAAGTTGAGGGGTGCAAGGCGTGATGTTCTATTTGTAAACGAGTGCAACAACATAGATTGGGAATCATACTACCAAATGGCAATCCGTACCCGTAAATTCATTTACTTGGATTACAACCCAGTGGCGGAATTTTGGGTGGATAGTGAATTGGTAAACGATGCGGATGCGGAAATGATTGTACTAACCTACAAAGACAATGAAGCGTTGGACAAATCAATTGTAAACGAAATTGAGAAGGCACGGGATAGGGCGGGAACATCCAATTATTGGGCCAATTGGTGGCGGGTGTATGGTCTTGGTGAGATTGGAAACCTACAAGGGGTTATCTTTTCAAATTGGCAAACCATCGACAAAATACCAGAGGATGCAAGATTGGTTGGTTGTGGTGTGGATTTCGGTTACACAAACGACCCCACGGCGATTGTTGCCGTTTATGAATACAATGGTCAACGAATCGTTGATGAAGTCGCATACCGCACGGGAATGCTTAATTCGGACATTGCAAGGGCATTACCCAACCATGTACCCGTTTATGCGGATTCAGCCGAACCAAAATCAATTGATGAAATACGGAGGTATGGAATAAGAATCAAGGGCGTAACCAAGGGCAAAGATTCAATTAACTACGGAATTCAAATCATGCAATCCCAATCGTATTTGGTTACATCCACATCCACAAACCTAATCAAGGAATTACGGAATTATTGTTGGGATACGGATGCCCAGGGGCGAACCAACAACACCCCCATCGGAACGCGGCATGGGCTTGACGCACTTCGCTACATGGAAATGATGGCACTTGGAATCAAATCCAATTACGGAAACTACGATATTCGTTAATTGTTTATTTCGTGTGGATTTTGTATATTTGCGTTTGATATGACAAGCCATTACCAAGAAATACACAACTTAAAACAAGAAATAAAACGACTGCGATTGTTGGTAGTTGAAAACAAGATGGCCCATGACCGCGAGGTGAGGTTACTCAAACAAGAAATTGTCAAACCCAAAACGGACATCAACGATAACCCAACCACATGGGGTGAAGTGTTACGGGTTATTTGTGAAGTGATGGACATGACACCCGACCAAATTATCACCAAGTCAAGGAAGCGCAAACCAATGTATGCCCGACATATGTTCAACCACATTTGCCGAAAAAGATTGAACATGACATTCATGGAGATTGGCAACATTTCACACCTTGACCATTCCACCATCATTTCATCGGTTCGGGAGTTTACGGATATTTTAATAACCGATAAGGAGATGCAAAGGTATCACGCCCAGGTTCACACCATCCTACATGAAAGGTTAGTATAAACAATCGCCATTATTGGCGTTTTATGGGTATATGATTGAAACAAAAACCATCATTGTACCCACGGAGTTGAAGGATGTCAAGTTGCATCAAATGTTGGCGTACAATGAATTGAAGGCCGATATGGATGAAACACAAAGGCAGTTGGAATCGGTTGCCATCTTTTGTGAATTGACCATGAGTGAGGTAAAGGCCATCCCATTTGACATCCTCAAAGATTGTGTGATTAAGATTTCCAAAATGTTGGAATCTAAACCCGTGTTCACACCCAGGTTCAAAATGAACGGCATCAAATACGGATTCATCCCAAACATGGATGAATTAAGCACGGGTGAATTTATTGACATTGAAACATACCAAAAAACCCCCAATGATATTTGGAAGGTGCTATCTGTTTTGTATCGCCCCATCA